CGACAATTCGTTCTAATACACTCACCGCCCCCAGCCGCATCTCTTCCAAGGCATTCATCGGGAAGATGTATTTCTTTCATTATAATCCAAAGTATAAAGACACGCTTCCAGTCTGGGATAAGTTTCCGCTCGTCATTCCGATGGAACTGTACTCAGATGGTTTCTTGGGATTAAACCTCCATTATCTGGACCCATATAACAGGCTACTGCTCTTAGATCGCCTGATGGATTTTATAAACAACGATAAATATGACGATACGACGGTATTTCGTCTATCGTATGATTTGCTATCTCGATCAAGACGATATTCATTGTTCGAACCATGCATCAAGAGATACTTGTTGCAGCACATAATGTCCTCGCTAATCTATATCGAACCAGACAACTGGGAAACAGCGATATTCCTACCAACCGAAAAGATGGTGTATAGAACATAATGGCAGATTTACCTGATGCTCCAGAACCAGAAAATGGAATACTAGAAGAAGTTGTTGTAAAAGCGCGCAGAGATCTTCCAGCAAATTTCAATAATTTGGATAATTTCAAGCGCCAAGATTTCCTTAAATCTTCTCAATTTATTTTCAGAATTCTTACAAAGCCTCGCGGTTTAAATACTATTGAATCGGCAGATTTAAAGGAATTTTCTTTATTTTGCGAATCCGTAGAATTTCCAGGAAAAAATTTAAACGCTACAGATATAAAAATTCCTGGCTTAAACAAAATTCGAGTTCCTTTCAGTAAAGAATATCAAGAAATTACGACGACATTTATCCACAATCATAAAATTCCAGCGTATGAATTCTTTACTGATTGGCACGATATTGTAACTGGTACAAACAACGGCACAGAAAACTATTATTTTGATGAATTGGTAACTAATTTTAATATTATACAATTCACAGATATGCCGCAAGGAAAATTTAGAAAACTGGGTGGACTTTCTTCAATTCTAGAATCAATTGATAGTTTAAACAGAAATTTATTTGATTCAAGTAAATTGTTTAGAATTACAGATATTGGTCAAACATTTATTAACAGAGTCAATGCAGTTGGCTCTGGCTCCGATAAGGGTGTGATTTTTGAGTTAGAATTTAGAAATGCATACCCAGTCAGCGTCGCATCGATGGCTTCAAGTTGGGCTGATGACGGGTTTCATAAATTATCAGTAACTTGGGCGTATGAAAGATTTATTGTTAATGGTTATAACAAAAATGAAACACCTTCTTGATATTATAAAATAGTGAGGATATAATGGCATTACCAAAAATTGACTTGCCTATTCATGAATTAAAAATTGTTTCTCTCCCTGAAGTCGTTAGGTTTAGACCATTTCTAGTGAAGGAAGAAAAACTTTTATTGATGGCTTTGCAGTCGGATGACGAAGATACTATCTTAAAAACAATCAAACAAGTAATTAATAACTGTCTGGTTGATAATGTTGACATCGACAAGATTCCCATTTTCGATATTGAATACTTGTTTCTAAACATTAGAGCAAGGTCTATCGGAGAAAAGGTAGAGTCATATTTTGTTTGCAGAAATGTCGTCGGAAAGTCGACCAATGAACAAGGCGAAGAAGAAGATGAATTTTGTTTGCATATGATGCCTGTTGAGGTAAACATCTTAGATATCAAACCACCAATCGCAGATTTACCTTCTAAGATTTATCTAACAAAAAACATTGGCATTCAATTGGAATATCCAAACATTCGTACATTTAAGTCTATAAAAAATATGACATTGTCCGATGATAACGAACAAGTGTTTGAACTAATTTACGATTGTACAGATTATGTGTTTGATGACTCTGGAGTTTATTATAGAAAAGAATCTAGCAAAGAAGAATTCTTTACGTTTCTTGATAGTTTAACCCAAGAGCAATTCGATAAGATTACAGGCTTCTTTGAAAATTTGCCGATTATTGAACACGATGTTAAACATGTCTGTCAAAAATGCGGATTTGAACATGAGTTGCATATGGAGGGACTCACCGATTTTTTTACCTAACCTTTCGTGATATGTCTTTGAAAGCGTACTACAGTAACATGTTTACGCTAACTCACCAATACAAATATACATTGACAGAATTGGAAAATATGATACCGTTTGAGCGAGATATGTATGTTGGTATGGTAAACAGTTGGGTGAAAGAAGAAACTGAGAGACTCAAAGCAAAAAATATTGAAAAACAACAACAGTTAGAAAGAATAGCCAAGTCAGCCAAGAGAAGATAATGGGATTAGCATCTTTAGCATCAACGCTCTACTCAATTCAGTCTAGAAAAAACGTTCCATTAAGAACTGCTTTTTCTATGATGGTTAGAGAAGATCTAGCCACACGCTTTTCTGTTTTTAATTTAGTCAAGACTGTAACTAAATCTGAATTTTTAGCAACGGTAGCCCATGCGAAATATGGGAAAAAGACGCCATTGCAAAAAGAAGAAGAGAAAGAGAAAGAAAAACAAAAACAAATTGAATTAAAGAAACAGCAAAGATTACAAAAATTCGAGCGTTTTACTGCAAACTCTATTGGTTATTTGAATAGAAAGGTTATTCTATTAGAAACCATCACTCAAAAAAATACAGAACTCATTACCAGCATCTATAATGATCTGGGGTATTTTAAAGGTCAAAGAAAAGTAAATGTAACGCAGATAAATCCGAAATCGATTCGAGCACCTCTGCGTGTAAAAAGTGTCAAGGGTAAAATTGACAAAATCAATGAAGAGATTGAAAGGTTGAAGTTGGTCAAATTAAAAAAGGATATAAAGCCAACTGAGAAAAAACCTAAAGAAAAGAAAGAACCAAAAAAAGAACAAAATATTTTACTGGATTTGTTAGGTTCTATTGCAACTAACCCACTTCTTTTAACAGCAATTGCTCGCGGCGGTCTTTCCAGAGCAATCAGTTTAGGTGGTATTGGTGCTGCCATTGGATCAGCAATCAGTTTACCTAAAAACCTTGGCGTGATATCAGATAGACTACAAGGAAAAGAAGTCTATCAAGATCCATTACAAGAAAAGATAAGCCAAGCAATCACTCCAATTACTGGAGGGTTGGGTGTTGGTGCCACGATTGGTATTGGTACTGAATTAAAAAGATTATATGGCAGAAAAAAGAGTGTTCGCGCGGAAAGAAAACTAAAACAATCTGATAAAAATGATCGAGTGCTTCAAAAATTAATTGATCGTGGAATGACAGAAAAAGAAGCCAAAGCAGTGCAAAAGGCGCGCATGGGCACTGCTATGAAAATTGAAAGATCGTTCATGAAATGGGGCAAATTAAGTAAATTGTTCTATGGTTTTTCTCGAGCACTTCCAGCACTAACTGCCGCCGAGGTTGTTTATGAGATCGGAAAGATCTCAAATTATGTTTCTCAACGCGCAACTAATAAAATTTCAGAGGCTGAATTTAAGAAAAATGTATCCAAAAGTCTTGGAGAAATCACAACAACTATTGGACCAACAACACTAGGTGGTATAATTGGTGCTGCAGCAGGAACTGCATTGTTTCCAGGAGCAGGAACAGTATCGCTAGGTGCTATTGGCGCTACTCTCGGTGGAGCAGTTTCTCTATTCATGCCTGATGAAAGTGAAGAGAAGGTCGGCGAATGGCTGTACGGATTATTATTTGAAGATAAAACTGCTGGTCCACCACCCAGCGCAAAATCAGTTCCAGAGCCATCGCAAGAAAAAGGAACATCATCACCAGCACCAGTGAAATCGCAACCAAACGTAGAAGTGCCAGCAGGTGTAACATCATCCTCAACCATTCCTGGTTTTCAAAGAATTTCTTTTACAAAAGAAGGTAAGGAATTAGAAATCCGTGAAGGTGGTGATTTAAATTGGAGAAATAATAATCCTGGCAATATTCGTTATGGTGACTATGCGAAAAGTATGGGTGCAATTGGTGAGAATAAGGGATTTGCTATTTTCCCAACAATGGAAATGGGTAGAAAGGCTGCTGATAAATTACTACAAGGAAGTTCTTACAAAGATTTAACTATCGCTCAAGCGATTGCAAGATGGGCACCAAGGGCAGATAATAACAATCCAGAATTGTATGCAGCAACTATTTCTAAAATGACAGGATTAAACCCGAATAGAAAATACGTTGATTTAAATTCAACTGAAAAGGGAAAATTTTTGGATGCAATGTATCGAATTGAGGGTGGCAAGTCAGGAAGAGTAATCAAATCTCCGTCAGTTGACGTGCGTACAGTGCAGATTCCAGAAGTTGTTTTGAAGCCAATTGAGCCAGCGATGGTCGGCGCACTTGCTGAACCACCACCATCATTAAGTTTGATACAAGAGGAAGATGATACTAATATATTAGTGACAAATTTAATTGAGGCTCAGATTAAATCAGAAGCAGCATTAATGGCTGCAGCACAAATACAAAATCAAGTCAATGTGGTGTCTTCAGAAACTGTGAAGTTGAGAGATAGTGTAGAGCAGAATGAGACTTTTCCTTCCTCAACAAATCCTGATTTAGATGAATACATACAAGACGCAATACGGTCAACATCACACACAGCAATGGATATTTAAAAAAAAGGGGGACCGAAGTCCCCCTGAAAACATAAACTGTTTTCTAACTAAAATTACTCAGCAGCCAACTTCTCGAAGAAAGCCATGTCATCGTCATCCGAGACACTTACGCTTTCAGCAGTTACTCTCTTGGCAGGAGCCGAACGAACGATAGGAGCAGACGCTTCCTCATCTTCGATCTTGCGAGCAGTAGCAGCAGTTGCACCACCAGCACCAAGAACCTTATCCAACTTCGCCTTCAACTCATCGTACGACTTGAAGTTATCTGCCTTCAAAAAGTCCTTGAGTGAATATGCTGACTTCCAGACCTTTTCGATCTTATCATCTTCACCATCGAACAACGGCGCAGGTGCTTCAAACTCAGACTTGTCGTAGTTGCGATAGCCTTCAACATTACGAATCTTGATCTTGAAGTTTGCACCCTTCCAGAAGTCAAACGGATTCATCGGCTTTTCATCTTGGAATTGCGGTTCAAGTTGTTCCTTGATCTTATCAAAGATTTTCTTACCGAACTTAAAGAGGAAAACCTTGCCCTCATTTTGCGGACGCTTGGCGTCAGAGACAACCAAAACATTTGCAATGTAGGTCAACTTGCGCTTTTGTTTGCGAGCGATTTCTTTGTTTGCTTCAATGCCACTGTTCCAAAGAACTGTATTGTACTCAGAGACTGGATCGGTCTTACCAAGAGTGGTCAAAGAATTTTCGATGTACCAACCACCAGGACCTTGGAAACCATGGGACCAGATTTGTACCCACGGCAGACCGTCTTCACCGTCAACGGCTGGCGTATCTAGAAAACGAATAACTGCGTATCCGTTGCCAGCAGCGTCAACTTCAGGTTGCCAGAAACGCTCATCCGCGCCCTTGCCGCCACCATTATTACCACCTGCAGATTGCTCCACAGCCTTCTTCAATTTGTCAAGGGAAGAACCCTTCTTAAGACTTGATAGACTCATTTGTATATCCTCGTATAGCGTTGTATAAATTGTATTTTCGACTTATCCACTTTCTTCATTACCATAATATTATATAGCACAATCGTTTGCAAGTAAAGCCTTTTTTGTTAAAGTCTTGTATTTGCTCACATCAACATTCAAGAATGCTCCGTACTTACGAATCTTTCTTGAAATCTTGGGATAGATTATATCATCAGATATTTTCTTGTCCCAGATACGAACAAAGTCGAAGATGTTATTGAGGATTACCATCGTCTCAAGTGTTACATCATTTTGCATGAATGCCACTAACAGTTTTGGAAACTGTCCATCTTCGACTTTGAATAGATCATTAAATTCTTTTGGTTCTGGACAAACTTTCGCAAGATCATCCAAGTAAACTCTACTCATGGAGTCAGTTATTCTTTTCCACTCTTTGTAGGTGGCATCGGCGTCTTCTTCAAGAAGTGATTTAGTCCAATTGCTATCACTGTGTACAAAATTAGCAACCAAAAAACTAACCATATCTTCGTCACGATATTTTCTCGCTAGTCTGTGAAAAAGAAACTTGTCGCGACGTTTCTCGAATGCTTCAATCGAAACTCGCGTCTTGCCATCATATTGAAAGAAGTTATAATTTTCTGTACTGAAATGTAACTTGATGGCTTGGTACATGCAGTAGAGATCGTAGCCTCTCACAGTTTAATCTTCGCCTTTTTTGCTATTTCATCAATTACTTCTAGTTGCTTATCAACCTCATCTTTTTCTGCTTGTTCCATTGCAGCCTTACCGTTGTTGTAACCAGTAAAAATAGCAGGAAGAATCAACCACCAAAGAGAAGCGTGGTTGAGTGTGATCATAATGCCTGTAAAAGTCCAGACAAAAATATTCCAAATTAGTATTTGCCAACTCATCCGAAATATGCTCTCGCAATTATACCGTTTTCAATTGCTGTACTGATTCGATCAATACGAGCATCACGTTTGTGAGAAACTGATTGACCGTCTCTCTCAACACAACGAAAAAGTAAATCATTATCAACGCAATGCTTTCTTGCTTGCTGCTCTGTCATTCCAATTAAACAAAAAGGAAATTCAGTCAACACATTCTTCATAGAGGCAACTTACTTCCTCGCGGCAAGAAGCGCAGTTCCATTGCCTCGCCTTCAATAAGACCCTTCAAAGAATCATTGATCAGTGTTGCAGCAATTTCAATCTCAAGATTGTTTCGCTCGCAGTAGGATGTAATTGCATCCATATGATCGATTCTTTCTTTCATCGCCATCTCCATGATCATCATAGAGAAATTATTCTTTTCTTCGCGACTTGCCATATTAGATCTCATACGCACTCAAGGAATTGTTCAACTGCTGAGTGACACGAACAAAAGTCGTTCGCTTACTCAGTTCTTTCAATTCTCTTGCCCCCACATAAGTACATGCCGAACGCAAACCACCGAGAATATCTTTTAGTGTCTTGCTCACCTCGCCGCGATATGGAATCTCTACAGTCTTGCCTTCGCTGGCACGATAGTTTGCGACACCACCATTGTGAAGATCCATCGCAGTATTAGAACTCATTCCATAAAATTTATTTCCACCGAGTGGTGTTGCTCCGCCTTCTTTATGACCAGCCAGCATTCCACCAAGCATCACAAAATCGGCACCCGCAGCAAATGCTTTCACAACGTCTCCAGGAACGGAACACCCTCCATCCGCTATAATGTGACCCTTGAGACCATGAGCGGCGTCAGCACACTCTATAATTGCACTTAACTGCGGGTAGCCGATGCCTGTCATTTTGCGAGTAGTGCAAACTGAGCCAGGACCAATACCAACTTTCACAACGTCAACACCCGCGAGAATCAATTCCTCAGTCATCTCTGGTGTGACAACATTTCCCGCCATCAACAGAATATAGGGATAACGATCGCGAAACTTGTAAATGAAATCAACGAATTGTTGCGTGTATCCATTAGCAACGTCAATACAGACGCGCATTTGTTTATTGCCAACGATGTTATAGACATTATCGAACTTGGCAAGATCAGCGTCGCTAATACCCAATGAGTAAATCGAACTGCTGAGTTTTTTCTTGAAGTGTTCGATCAAATCAGTATCTTTATGGTGCTTGGTAAGTGCAACCATGCACTTGTGGTTGTTTAGTTCAGCATCCATTTCAAATGTACCGACACCATCCATGTTTGCAGCAATAATCGGCACACCACGCCAATCATTACCACTGCGAAACAGCATTGTTCGCTCAAGGTTTACAAGACTTCTTGAAGGAATCGTCGATCGTTTAGGGGTTATAAGGACATCTTTAAAATCAAGTTTCACATCTTCAAGTATTCGCATATCAACCCTCTTTATAGAACAGGTGTCGACCAATTTTCTTTACAAATTCTTTCGATTCTTTCCATGATGGACTCACATAGTCAGCATGGAAGTATGTTGCACCTTGCATTGTACCGTAGTTCTTCTTAGAAATCAATATATTCTCAGCAATTCTTTGCGCGATCTCAAAATCTTGTTTAGAAGAAATATATTGTTTACCTTGGCAAACCCAAGAGAACTGACAGACACCATTGCGCTTTTGTTTTACAACGCCGCAGATAGTCTTTGCGTAACCTTCTCGAAGGCGATTGATCGTTACTGTTGCTACAGCAATCTTACCAGCAGTTGATTCGCCGTTTGCTTCAAAGTAAATGTTACGAGCCAAACACTCAACTTCGCGCATGACTGCTTGCTTGCGCTCATACGAAAGATTTAGAAACTCAACTTGATGCGAAAGAGTTTCAATCTGAGAAGCAAGAAGCACATTAGTGGCTTGTTGCGCTTCATACTTTTGCATTGCACGATGTTGTAAATCAAAGGGCACAAACATCGTAAAGAAAATCAATGCAAATAGTCCACCAAACTTGATGAACAGATTATGATTGCGATCGAAATAATTTTCGATGCGATTCAAGTATTGTACTGCATTCATGTTGTTTCCTCCATTATTGCAGCGAACCAAGACGTTCTTCATAATAAAATGCGTCTATTATTTAGGACTTTTATACCTTTGCCACATACCGATGATGAAATCCACTCGGTTTGCGACGGTATGATTCCTCAAAACTTTATCATATCCATTTTTGGCAATACGTTCTCTTTCTTTATGATTAGAACAATAATAGCCAATTTTATTCACACACTCAGCCTCACTTCCATAATATACTATATCCTCTCCTTCGTCAAACAACTCATTTAATCCACGACTCAAATTTAATCTATCGGTCAACACCATTCTTCCTGCAGCCATGCCCTCAAAAATTCTACGAGTGATTTCACCATAACGACTTTGCTGAAGAACAATGTAACCAGAGTTTAGAAATTCGTTATGATGCTTACCTTCCCATCCATTTTGATTTATTACATCATGCGGAAGTTTGTGAGCAATATTGTCAATGATTGGTGCGCCGCGATTCATTCCACGCGAGCACACAGCAGCATATTTCGGTGGAGTGTCAAGTGGTTTATAAATGCTTGTATCAGCAAAATGATTCCACCAAAATGCATTGATACCAAGTTTGCGATATTCCATTGTTGATGGTGCATCAGGACTGAGCGTCAAATCAAAATTAGAAGCAAGCATCATATTGTTTTCAAATCGTTGTGGGTCATCACCCGATTCAAAAACAAGAAATGCTTTAGTTCGTCGAAGATCAGCAAGCGCATAAGACTGATGCTGTCCCCAGTCCATATGCATAATGATATCAGGTTTGGTTTTCAACAACGAATGAATATTCGTGTCGGAATAATTGTTGTCTTTATCGTACAATGAGTAGATCTTGGTTTTCCAACCACGATTTTTAAACTCATTGTGAATAGCCAGTGGAGTGCTCCACTGATCAGATTCTTTATGTGCAAATAAAAATGATATTGTATTCATAGTTAAAAAAGGGTGGCGAGTTTCCCCGCCACCCCAACCTTTCTGTTACCGAGCGGTCAACTCTTTGTGCTCAATGTGCTTATTAGGCAGCGAGAGCCATAGGTGTAAATGAATCATCGTTTGCATTTACGTTTTTTGCGCTGATTAAGTCAGTCGCCTCACTGGTTGCCGTCGGGTTATTGCTTGCCCTGTCGAAGCCATTACACCCCCGTAGATGGTGGAGGTGGTGGGAGTCGAACCCACGTCCAGAACACCTTTAGTCGTCAGTTTACAACCATTATTCAAAAAACATTTTGATAAAATCTATGATCAATAAGCAAATATAGATCGTTCCGACTGCGATACCGCAACACTCCCAGAACAAAATCCACATATCGCTCATCAGCCTTCTTTGAGCAACTGTGGCTTTGCTTGTTCGTTCAAAGACTTCAATTGTTCTTGAAGATGTTTTTGATACTGTTCATTTGTCATATTGTGCAAACCAGTGCAGAAACCGCTAGGGCTGCGACCGCATTTGCATTGTTGTTGATCACTTATCATTTCTTCTCTCCAGATTAGATTTCTTTGTCTTCAAAACAATCTTTATCTGCACCACAATTTGGGCACCACCAATCTTCAGGTAGTTGGTCGAATGGAATGCCTGTTTCCGTTTCGTCGTATACATGACCGCAAACTTCGCAAACTTTAGCCATCTCAATCCCTCAAAAGATTATTGTGCTTCTCAAAATATGCATCGATATACTTTTGCAGATTATCTCTATGCATATTTAGTTCTTCACCTTTCACAGTAAGTGTTTGGCAAAAGTTCGCTGTGTCAACGCCAATGAGAATAATAACTTGTGTGATCGGAATACTCGTCATCTCAGTAAACATCGTCGCATATGCAGCACCCTGCATAAAGTAATTCTCGATGTTTTCTTTTTTCTTGAGACGAACAGAAGTCTTAAAGTCGATGACCGAAAGAACACCATTGTGTTCAGCAATACAGTCAACAGTACCAGCAAGTTTGAGTTTGTGAGAAAAGAGTTTATCTTCGAGGCAATGAATATTGTTTACCTTGCCGTCGAGTTCTGCCTTCATTCTTACGAATAGAGACTTGACGTTGGGTAGCATCTCCAATGACGAGACGTCTTCATTCTTAAGATAGAGTTCAAGTGCCTTATGAACACTTGTTCCGCGAGTAGTTGCCTTGCGTGAGATCTCGTTTGCTTTTTCATCGCCAACTCTCTTGCGCCATTCTAAAATTGCTTCCTTGCCATAATCAGCAAGAACAGTCGTGACCGAAGGATATCGGTTGCCGCTGGGAGTGACATACACTCTCGTGCCATCCAAATTCTCTTGCAAGAGTTTGGGGAATTGGTGGGATATATGATTAAACATAACAAAGATACTCTATCAAAGCCGACACTCTATTCTATACCAAAGTCAAGCAAAAGTCAAGTATTATTTTCGTATTTCTCTACAGCAACCAAGAAATCTTTAACAAGACTTGAGCGAACGATATCGTCTGTTGTAAACTCGATGTTAGTAAAAGAAGGCATTGTAAGAGCCACTTCGTGGAACTTGCGCATACCAGACTTATCCTTGTTATTACGGTATAGATCAGTCTGTTTGTAATCGCCACAGAAAATAATCTTGGAACGATAGCCAACTCTTGTCATAATCGTAGCCAATTCTTCAAACGTCATGTTCTGGCATTCGTCTACGATAATAATCGAATCATCGAAACTCATACCACGAATGAAACTTGTAGAAATGAATTCAATACGACCGCATTCTTTCAATGCATCGTACGCATCACGACGACCGAATAGTGTATGGCAAATCTGCATGTAAGGTTGCTCATACAAACTCATCTTTTCTTCTACTGACCCTGGAGTGAAACCAAGATCGCGCGACTGCACAGCCGAGCGAACAATGATGACATGATGGAAGGGAGATGTTTTATCCAAGACTTCGGTGAGTGCTTGGTAGACTGCGATAAATGTTTTACCAGTACCTGCTGAACCGCAGAGCATCGTAAAGTAATCGCCACGCTTATAGGCTTCAAAAAATTTAGATTGGTTTGCAGTTAGCGGCTCAAAGACTTTCATCTCCGTTGCTTTGATGCGCGCAGGTTTCTTTTCTGCTGGTGGATCTGTTAGTTGAATGAATGTGTTACCGTTTTTCTTTTTAGACACGACTCCCTCACTTCCCTGCTCCCGCAGCGGCTTGCTTTTTGCGATGCTTTTCTAGGATTTGATCAGTCTTGACACGTTTAGTGTCTTTGCGGAGAACTTTATCCGCAAGTGGGCTTCTTGGATTCTGTTCTGCAATTTTCTGCATAACTTCTTTCCAAGTATTATCTGTTTTCTTGCCAGACAGATCACCAGTTCCGCTGTAACTGAATAGCGGAGGAGACTCAATATATGATTCTAGGTCAGGATTATTTTTCAGGAAGTCTTCACGCGCAGAGATCGACATGAACTCTTCAATAATCTCACCAGTTTTTGTATTGCGAAAATTATATGTTGGCATAAATTAAAATTTAGTTATGATTCCATTCTTTACAAGGTACGCATCAAACGTCACGTCTTTATATTTAGCACTCAATTTCTTGAACGCTGCGAGATTCTCTTTGTGATCGTCGTACATACACACGTGATTGAATTGCTTACTTGCAAGACAATCATCAATAACTTTCGCCTTCGCAGCAGGACCTGGTGCTTTTATTTCGCCAGCGAAAACTGCATGACTTGTATTAGTGTTGAGATCTAATTTAAAAATGTTTTTAAAGATCTTAAGAAAGATTCTTTTGTCGTTCATCTTGGAACGTGCGCTGAGAGTCAGCACCATCACACTTGCGCTGTCAATTTCTTTCTTTGCTTTTGAGACTGTTGATGTGATGGCTTTTGCCTTTGCCAACAGAGAAGCATCACGGAATGCAGTGAAACTAAATTCTTCGCCAGGTTTCTTTTTGTATGTGTTGTACTCGGAAGTTGAAAGAATTTTAACTAAATCCTTTCCTTTATACACATAGATCTTTAGTTCTTGGACTCCGCGAGAATCCAATAACGTATCGTCGATGTCCCAAATAGAGAGTTTGGTGACGGTTTTCGACAACTTTTTAATCTTTGCAAGATGCCCGTTCATAGGTTTATTTATACCAGAACGGTGTACCTCGAATCTTCCAATTAGCCATTCGACGCTTATGCAGGCGATAATAGTTACGATATGCTTCTACAGAATCGCCTGGAACCTTCGCATCATCGGGCATGGCTTGTGGTGGTTCGGTAAATATACCGTTGCGGCGAATGTTATTCGGAGCGAAACTCAGAGTCGAAAGCACAAGAGAAGTCTTGTGCTGTTTGTCGCCATACCGAAACCGATACTCTTGACAGAGTTCCTGCGCCAGATTCCAGAGCCACTGATAGTGGGATAGATCTTCGCGAACCCAGATGGCTGATGGATGATTGATATGACTTGCTCCATAAATCTTATCATCGCGATAATCGCCTATCGTCCAGATTTTCTTTTTGCGAGTCTTTCCTGTTGGATGGGTTTCAACTAATAGTTCATGCTGAACACCATCAAGAAGTCGATGCGCAGTCGAAAGCAACTGCGCAGATTCTAGAATCATTTTGACAACATGTTTGTCGCAATGATACTGCGCTGCTTTTTTTGCATCACGATCCAGGTAAAAGATGTTCATGTACGCCCTCTAATGTTCTGTCTTTCTCTTCCCAGTATTCTTCAATTGCTTTTTTGGCAAATTCCATTTCAATATACTGACCAAGGATATAATCTTCAGTAGCATTGACTAAAATCTTCGCCCCCCAAAGAATTGTATTGGCTAAATTGTAGACATGCCCAATTACTTTTCCATTATGTATTTGGAAATAGTAATGGTTATATCCATTGACGCATCGCCATTGACGTTGCATTAGTTTAACTTCACGTTGAGTTCTTCAGGTGTCGGAAACTTTTCAATGTTGTCACGAGTATCCGACAAATAGTCCATCATCTGATCATAGTCGTCATCGCTCAACGATGTACGATAGACGCGCAATGCGGTCGCCATCAACACAGCAGCAACTGCGAGTGATTCATTATCTTGCTGAAGCCAATTACCCATGACCTTGTAAAGATCATCGTACATCTTCATCATCTGTTCTGTATTATCTTCAGTCATATCTCACCTATAAAGAAAAAG